ATAGCGGGTGGAAGCGCGCAATGTCGCTGGTCGGGGAAATCGACGAGGATCCCGAGTCGACACGCATCATCGTCACACGCTATATGGCGAAGGCGGCGATGGGCGCCAACGGCGATCAACAGGCGTGCTACTTCCTGAGCCTCCTGGAGGCGTTCTCGCAACCGTACAATCGGTCGGACGGCAAGGCGCCGCTGATCCGGTCCATCGGCCAGGTGCTGTTCGCAGGAGGGGGACAATGAACTGGGAAAAGGTCGTAGAAAAGCTCGCTGAGCGCGATGATGGGACCGGGCTGTTGCTGATTTGCGACTTGCGGTCGGCACTTCAGGCGGGTCTTGGTCCTAATCGTAATCCGCGGCCGGTCATGTATAGCCACGATGAGAAGGGATCGATCGTCCTTCCACCGGGTGCGCCATTCGACGGCAACGATGTGCTGATCGAGCTGGCTGAGGGGTGGGTGCAGGCCCGCTGGGAGAATGGAAGATCCTACGACACACTGGACGGGACGGAAACCACTGGGTTCTGTTGGGTGACCCTCGACGACAGCTACCAACAGAAGGATCTCGACAACGCCAAGCGCTGGATGCCGGTTCCGGAGCGCGCGTGATGGCCAGATGGAAAGCAACATGCGGTGTGTGTCGCCACAGCTATGCGAAGACTGATGACCGCAACTCTCCGCCATCGATTTGTCCGAACTGCCGAAAGGCGGGGCGCAGCGTTGGTGCAGGTATTCTGAACTGGACGGAGGTCCGCGTCACCCCGCCGCCGCCATTCAAACCATCAGGAGCTGCGGATGACGTCAAGCCGGCCGCGGTATTCGACGGACCATCCACACAGATCACGCTCGACGACATCCGTGCCCGTATCAAAGCGCTCACCGACAAGCAAATCGTCGAGGAAATGCAGCGCGACACTTACCTGAACCGCGCACGTCAGAAGTTCAGCTCATCGTGTGCTCGGATCGAGAACGCGCATGCACAGCGCACCAAGCCCACAGCGATCGATGTGCGCCGCATGGAGTTCGAGGCGGTGTTGGAGATAGCCGCCGCTTTCGGTGTCAAGCTCTGATATGTTTACAGTATCAGAGGAGCACAGAATGCCGACGCCCAATCGCCCCACCACGCGCGCGCCAACAGGTCAGCGCTCGTCTTCCGCATCGGAGCCGATCGGTATCCGGATTGAGGAACTGGAGGACCTCCTGTCGATCGACGAGAACACACTCGAAGCTTGCTGCCGCGAGCAGCCGGTGCTGTTCTACAAGGTCAGCAAGGAACTCACCCGCGCGCAGTCTTTGCGCGACCAGGCAAGCCAGGATCTCAAGGACATCGAGGCTCGGGTCGATGCCGAGATCCGCAACGAGCCACTCGATGAGGGTGAGAAGAAGCCCACCGAAAATGCCATCGCCAACCGGGTCCGCATGCATCCGTCGGTGATCGCTCTGCGTGACAAGCTACAGATTCGCAATGAGGCCTACGGGACTTTAGCGGCGCTCAAGGAGTCATTCGGGCAGCGCAGCTACATGCTTCGCGAACTCGTCCAGCTGTGGCTCGCCAACTACTACAGCGATATCGAAGCCAAGGATTCTTGGCGCGACATGACGCGCCATCGCGCGGACGACATCAAGGCGCGGCACGCTGAGGAGCGGAGGCGTCGCGAATGACGGATCTCATGCAAGGCCCCACGGGCCTGGGGATCTTTATTCTGGCTTTGCTTTTCGGCATCGTGAGTTCGCATTTCATCCTGAACTTCATAGCCGATGCCGTGTTCAAGGCTTACTTCGACCGCAAGCTCCAGTTCACCAAAAGCGTCATAGAGCTAACAAAGGAGAGACCGCATGGCAATGAGGCCCCGTAACACGACAGGAGGGGGAACGCGCGGACCCGCACCGCCGTCTGGGCGGCGTCCCGCACCAGCCGCTGCGCCCACACGTGCGCCAGCACCGGCACGACGCCCCTCCGGCGGCTTCGTCTACCGGCCGCGCAGCGAGGAGCAGATGCGCAAGGCGGCCGAGCCGCGACAAGGTCGTGGAAATTATGACAGCCCGTTCAAGTCGCAATTCCCTGTCTACAAGCCGGCTGTCGGAAACAATCACGTTCGCATCCTGCCGCCTACATGGGCCAATCCCGAGCACTATTCGTACTCTGTGTTCATGCACAGCTATATCGGCCCGGACGAGGGCACCTACGTCTGCATGCGCAAGATGTTCGGCAAGGCCTGCGCGGCGTGCGAGGAGCACCAGGCGGCACGACAGTCCGGCGACGACGATGCGGCGAAGCGCTATGCTCCCAAGGAGCGGTTCGTCTGCTGGATCCTGGACCGCAAGGGCGAGGAAAAGCTGACGCCGCAGTTGTGGCCGATGTCGGGTCAGCAGGACACCGAAATCGCCACACTCACCGTCGACCCGGTGAGTGGGGAGCTGTTGTTCGTGGATCACCCCGACGAGGGATACGATCTGACGTTCACCCGCACCGGCCAGCGCGTCAATACGCGGTACAGTGCCTTCCGCTTTGATCGCCGGACGTCACCGATCCTGCCTAATCCGAAGAACGTCGCCGAGGTGCTTGCGTTCATCACGGAAAATCCGATCTCGTCTGTGCTCAACCTTTACGAACCCGAGTACCTGCGCAAGATCCTCTACGGCGAAGTCGAGGAGGCTGACCCCGAGCTGGACGACGCTTCAAACGGCGAGGAGGAGCCGGAAGCCGTTGACGAGGAGCAGCCAGAAGGCGAGGAAGTCGCGGTCGACGACGAGTCCGGCAGCGAGGAAGACGGCGAGTACTACGACGCCACCGAATCGGACGAGGGCGAGGAGCAGCCGGAAGGCGAGGAGGAATACGTCGAGGAGGAAGAGGTCGTCGAGGAGGAGGAGCCCGCCCCGGAGCCCGAAGTCCGCGCACCGCGGCGTCAGCAGCCGCGCTCGACCGCCACACGGACGGTCCGCGCCGATGAGGTCACCCGCGCCGCACCGCGCCCGCAAGCACGCCCGACGCAGACGCGTGCAGCAGTCGCGCCTCGCCGGCAGTCCCCCCGAGGTGGAGGCGACAGCCGGTACAACAAGTGAGCGGTATTTCCGGACTGTGATACCATATGCCCAGCGGCGCCTACGGGCGCCGCTGGTGCGTCGGGCCCTCGATCCGCTGCGCGGATACGGCGGACGTCCCCAACACTCACCGGTGCCTCGTTTCCGCGCCGCAGGAAGGAACCCACACGATGCCTGAGCGCGTTCCACTCCGGACACGCACCGTCGGTCGAGCGCGGCATGCGGGAGGTGCCTATTTCCGACCGCCGTCCGACGAGATCGGATTCATCCCATCAGGATCGAAAATGCTCGACCTCGCGCTAGGGGGCGGATGGGCGGATGGGAGGACGATCAACATCATCGGCGATCGTAGCTCAGGAAAAACGTTGTTGGTCACGGAAACTGCAACCAACTACAAAATCAAGTATCCACGCCGCAAGATCCGCTACCGCGAGACCGAGCGCGCATTCCTCATGAGCTACGCACGCGCAATCGGGGCGCCAGTGGACAGCATTGACTTCGGCCGGCAGGACGCGCCACCCATGCGCACCGTCGAGGATCTGTATGAGGAGCTGGACTACCGGATCAGGCACGTCGAGAATGGCGGCGAGCTGTTCATTGTCGATTCACTCGACGCCCTGACCAGCCGTGCTGCTATGAAGCGATCGCTCGACCAAGGCTCCTACGCCATGGAACGCGCAAAACTGATGTCCAAGCTGTTCACCGACCTGAACGACCCAATGGAACGCGCCGGCATCACGTTGATGATCGTGTCGCAGGAGCGGGACAAGATCAATGCACGGTTCGGCCGCAAGTCGACACGCAGCGGCGGTCGCGCACTCGACTTCTACGCCAGCCAAATCGTCTGGCTGGCGCAGACCGGGAAGATCTACAGAGAGGTCAACAAGATCAAACGTCCTGTTGGCATCAATGTGCTGGCGATGACCGACAAGAACAAGGTCGGCTTGCCATTCCGGCAGGTGGGATTCCCTATCCTGTTCGCATGGGGTATGGATGACGTGAGTAGCTGTCTGGATTGGCTCAAGTCGACTGGTGGGATCGGCGATGCGATGGGGAACCTGAACGACACCGCATTTCGCAAAATGATCCGCGAGGGCTCCGGAGACTGGAAAGGAGCTATCGCGCATATGCATAAGGTTGTCGAGGAGAGATGGGACCAGATCGAGGCGAGTTTCATGCCGCCACGGTCGAAATACGGGAGCTGACATGCGCAGGATGATGATAGTGGCAATCGCCGCGGCCCTGTCCACAGGCGCCATGGCAGGCTGCGATAATCCGGTGGTCGACGAGGTGGGCTTGCCGAACATGGGTGGCGTCGAGAACGCGGCGCGGGCATTCGGAAATGCGGCGAGCGCTGACGTGCGTGTCCGAGTCTTCAACGGACTGCACGGCTCGCCGAACCTGGACGCTCTGAAGGACAGCTTCGTGGCGTTTTGCGCCGACTGGCACAACAGTAGCGGCGGGCTGCGCAGCAGCATGATCATGCTGTTCTACGCGCCGGGCCAGAAGCCTGATATTGGCTTCTACTACGGCGTCTCCAGCCAGCCCAAACTGTCCGGCAAGTGGCAGGACATCATCCGCGACAAGTTCGTGCCGGCCGTGACTGCGCACAAGGCGGGCGAGAGCAACCGTATTGGTCCCGCTCTCATCGCCACACTCGGGGACATGAGCACACTATTCCTGCAGCGTCCGACGGGCACCACCATTATCAATCAGGCCGCAGACCACTCCGGGCTATGGAAGTGGCTGATGTGGCTGACAATCGGAGGTGCGCTCGCGGGGTCGGTGTTCGGTCTTCTCGCCGTCACGAGCAGAATGCGGGAGGATCGCCGCAACACACGGTCCGCGCAGGCCGATGCGCGACGAGTTCGCTCCGAGGTCGTGAGCGGCCTTCTGGAAATCAGCGATGAGACGCTTGGCCCCGTCCTTCAGGCGAAGGTCAACAACGCTGATCCGGAACGCCGGCAGGATGCCAATCGCAAGCTGGCGGATTTTCACCGTCACGCCAACGCCGCGATGTCGACATTCATGGGATTCGACCACATCAGCGGTCCTGATCCGAATGCGGATGGTCTGTCTGTCGGAAGCTATCAACGCAACGAGCAGCGCTATTCCTCCATCCTGATCCGCTATATCACACCCGCGCGGCGTCTGGCGGCCGAGATCAATGCGGGAAAATTCCTCGAGGATAAGGAGCCCGAGCAGACAAAGCCATCTCATCGGGAGGAACGCAAGACACATCACCGCAATCACGTCCATGTTGCTCAAAGCCGGGCGCGATCGCAGCACTCGGACTATCAAAGAGCTGCAGAGACTCCAGCGGCATCCCCAAGTGTTGTGTTCGTCGAGACACCGGTCATCGTCGAGCGCGAGTCACGGTCATGGCGCGACGATGACCGCAGCAACTCGTATCGCGCACCTCCTCGCGAGGAGCGCGAGTCATCACGACCCTCACGTTCAAATGACGATGACGGCGGGTCGTTCTCGTCTTCCTCGTCGTCTGATGACTCCGGCGGAAGCTTCAGCTCAAGCTCGTCGTCCGATAGCGGCGGCAGCTATGACTCAGGCTCGTCGTCATCGGACAGCGGCGGAAGTTCTTCGTCATCGGACTGAACCCAGAAACACACACGCACAAGGACCAATGCACATGACCAGCATTTTCTCGAAGCTTCGGAATATCACTCTCGGCAATCTGCACGCATTCCTCAATGACATCATCGACGAGACCTCGATCCCGTCCGTCGAGCAGCGGCTGCGAGATCTGGCGGAAGGACGCAACCAGCTCCAGGACACACTGGCCTCGGCGCGTCACGACCTCCAGGTCAAGTCCGGTGCCGTCACCGTGGCGGAGAAGGAGATCGCCGAGCTGGTTGGCAATATCAAGCTGCTCGGAAATGGCGACCCCAAGCAGCAGGCAGCGGCGCTGGAACTGACTCGCCGGCTGCAGACCATCGAGGGCAAGATGGAGACCATCACGACGGCAGCCGCAGCGGCGCAGGACACTGTTGACAAGCTCAAGACCGCCGTCGACAACGTGAAGGCCGAGGAGGAGCGGCGAAACGGACAGCTCGGCACGCTGCGCGCCCAGGACGCCACCGCCAAGGCCAAGACCAAGACGGCGGCAGCAATCGACGCGATGGGCGACCTGATGTCGGACGGCGGCGACGTCGACAATATCGCCGGTCGCATCTCCGAACGTGCTGCGGTGGCGGATGATCGTCTCTCCCGCGCGATGGACAAGATCGGCGGCAGCGATGCCGCGACGGCCAGCGCCGTCTCCGACGCCAAGGCGCAGGCACGCCTCGCCGAGATCCTCGGTCGGAAGTGATATCTCCGGTTTGGCAGCGCCTCCCGCGGTTCCGCCCGGGAGGCGCATATTTTTCCTTAGACGGGAGGAAAAAACATATGCACCAGCCCGCGTTCATCATCCATACCAATCACGGCCCGGTAGTGGTAGCGTCTACCAGCGACGGCGGCGTTCAGCTTATGTGTACGACACGCGATCAGGGCACTGCAATGCCAATGACTCATGAGGAAGCCGTAAGTCTGCACGATGCGCTGAGCAAGCTAATCACGCCGCCGACAAGCGATTTGCCGGCACGGTTCACTGATGCTGAACGGATCGACTGGCTGGAAAAGGCCGCCAGAAAAAGCCGAACCGGTATTTCCTTCGATTGGGTCCCTGCACAGGACGGGGAGCGTGCAGGATATCGCTTCATGCGGCAACATCATCTCGGGGAGAACTGCAGCACACTGCGCAGGACGATCGATCTCGCCATGCACAATGGAGAATGGCAGCCATGAGGCGAGGGGGATCCAAGCGGAAGGGCTCCGCATTCGAGCGCACCGTCTGCCGAATGCTGTCGTTGTGGGTCACCAACGGCCGGCGTGAAGATTTGTTCTGGAGAAGCGCTATGAGTGGCGGGAGGGCGACGATTGCCCTCCGAAAAGGCGGGGATGTGCGGCAGGCGGGAGATATCTGCGCCGTCGCCGCTGAGGGACACGTGCTGACCGACGCGTGGTTCATTGAGGCCAAGCACTACAAGCGCCTTGAGCTGGCACGTCTGCTTTTGGGCAAGGGGACTTTGGCGGACTTCTGGCGGAAGGCACGAGTCGACGCCGAGAAGCACGGAAATCGGACGCCTGTGGTCATCGCGCGTCAGAATATGTTTCCGACGCTGATGCTGATTCCACTTGAAGCAGCGTGGCTCAACGCGCCGAGCTGCTCACGTGTCTGGATTGACGGATATGCAGTCAACATTTATCTGTTCGACGAGCTGATGAAGGCTCGGTTCCCGTTCCGAAGACAGCTTACGAGGAAATAGCCACGTGACCACACTTGTGACAGCAGATTGGCACCTGTCGAGCAATCCACGGGACGAATACCGCTGGAGCTTCGTGAACGACACACTTCCCCGTCTGATGAATCAGCACAAAGTCACGAATCTGCTGATTTTGGGCGATATCACGGAAGTCAAGGACAACCACGGCTCCCGGCTGGTGAACCGCATCGTCGAGCGGATGGTTGAGCTGTCGCGCATGGCGCACATCACCGTTTTGTACGGCAACCACGACGGCAAGCCGGGTCTGCCGGCGTTTTTTCGCTTTCTCGGGGAGTTCAGCCGCATCCAGTATGTCGATGTCCCCACCGTGCGGGAAAACGGCGATTTGTTGTTCCCGTATACGCCCAATTGGGAGCGCGACTGGCACACATACCGCGCCAGCCACGACGGCACGATCGGATTGAGCGGGAACTTCGTGTTTGCGCATCAGACTTTCGAGGGCGCGCGCATCTCACGCACCCGCAAAATGCACGGCATCCCGACCGACATCTTCGCTGACGGCGCCAATGTGATCTCGGGGGACATCCACGTGCCGCAAGACGGCAAGATCACATACGTCGGCGCCCCATACACCGTGGACTTCGGAGACGACTACGAGCCGCGCGTCATCCTGCTCGGAAAATCCGGGCGGAAATCGATCCCGTTGAAGGGACCGCAGAAGCGCCTGTTCGAGGTCACGACCGTGGAGGACCTGCGCAAGCAGACCAAGCGTGCCGGCATGCTCCGTCCCGGTGACGTGGTCAAGATCCGGGTGCTCATGAACGTCGAGGACGCGGCACGGTTCGAGGAGACACGCGCAGCAATCGAGGCATGGGGACAGGAACGCAGCTGCATCGTACATTCGACTGTCCCGATCACCGAACTGTCCGTCGTCAAAAGCAAAAAGCTGCAGGAGTCACGCGGTCAGCGCTCAGACACGCGGATCGTCAAGGACTACAGCGAGCAGGTGGAGGCGGACGATATGACCAAGCGAGCAGGACTCGCAATCGTGCAGGAGGTTTCATGATGCTGGGAGGGATCCGCTACTGGTGGTTTCGCCGTCTCGGCGGCCCTGATTGGCCATGGCTTTACACTCTTCGCATGCGCGGCTGGCGCAATTCCACTTGGTTCGCTTGTTGGCATTTCTTTCCGTGATCAAAAGGTGAGAAATCTATGATGGAAGCATGGCTGTTAGTCATTTACATTATGAGCAGCAACACCTCAGTAGCAGTAGCGATCGTGCAAAAGCCGTACATGGGGTGGGCAGTGTGCAAGGAGGCTGCTGACGCAGCGCGGCGTGGGGCATCCAGAGTCGAAGCTTTTTGCATTCCGGCGCCATAAATGCTGATCCAATTCGACAAGCTGGTCGTGGCTTGCTTCCGCTCAATTGTGGAACCGTTGGAGATCCACATCCCGGAGAATCCCGGGCTGATCTTCGTCGATGGATGGAACGCGCTGGAAAGCGAACTTGGGAGCAATGGCGCCGGCAAGTCGAGTGTGTTCCTGGCGCTGCAGTGGGGGCTTTACGGCAAGACGTCAAGCGGTCTGCGGCGTGGCGACATCAAGTCGTGGAACGGCGGCAATGGCACCGAGGTCATTATATCCTTGCGACGTGACGGGGAACCGCACGAGATCTGCCGCACCGCTTCGCATCTGCTGATCAATGGCGAGGAGGCCGCGCAAGAGCAGGTCGACGAGCTGATCGGCATGCCGTTCGATGTGTTCTGCCACACCGTCGCGCACATGCAGGGCCAACCGCTGTTCTTCGACCTGAAGCCGGCCGAGAAGATGGCGATGCTCGCGCCGGCCCTCGACGTCGAGCGGTGGGAGCGGCGGTCAAAACACGCGCGGACTGAGGCGGCTCGCTTGTCGAATGCAGCCGCTATTATGGCAAACGAGATAAATGGTTATGGGAGGTCCATAAATGACATTGAGCATGACATAAATGATCATGAGCAGAAAGCGGCCGAGTTCGAGAACGCGAGGGATCGACGCGAAAGCGAAACGAAAGCGGAAGTCCACCGCCTGCGCACTCAGCACGACACACTCACCGATCGCCGCGTCGAATACGATCTAAGCTTGGAGCGCGCGGTCACCGAAATCGCACCACTGCGGCGCGACATCGCCGCGATCGAGCACGATACATCTGAGCTGCGCGCGTTACTTCAATCTCTGCAGGCCGTCGCGCATGAGAAGCGCAGACGCGCATCAGCCGAGCTGAAAACACTGGGCGACGGGAAGACGTGCCCTTTGTGTCGGCAGTCTGCCAAAGGATCTCACCTGGAACGGCACCGCAAGAAGCTAGAGACTGATTTGAAGGCGGACGAAGATCCGCGCGGTGCGGAGTCCGCCGAGAAGATCGACGAGTTCGCAGCACGCGCTGAGGCACTGCGTGAGAAGCTGTCGGAGTTCGAGTCGCTCAAGAACACCTCCGAGCAAAACCTCATGACAGCTGATCGCGAGCTGGCAGTCATGGATGCGCGCATTCGGGAAATGGAGCGGGGCCTCGCCGAGACCACGCAACAGCACAATCCGTTCATGCAGCACACACAGATCCTACGCAAGCGGCTGAAGGACACGAAGACTGTGCTGGCCACCAAAACGGCGGAAAAAGCCAAACTAGAACGACAGGCCATCCGTCGCGAGTTCTGGGTCGAGGGCTTCCGCGTCATCCGCCTGCAGATCATCGAAGAAGTGCTTGCTGAGCTGCAGATGGCGACGAACGCCGTGCTGGCCGAGATCGGGCTAGCGCGCTGGCGCGTCGAATACACGATCGCGCGCGAGACCCAGGCCGGGAACGTCAGCCACGGATTCAACGTGTGGATCCGCTCACCGCGCAATGACGCACCGGTGAAGTGGGAATCGTGGTCTGGTGGGGAAGGGCAGCGATTGCGCATTGCCGGCGCACTGGCGTTGTCCGACGTGCTGCTGGCGCGCTATGGCGTCGAGTGCGATCTGCGCATCTTCGACGAGCCATCAACCTGGATGGCGGGGGAAGGCATCCAGGACATGATCGACCTGCTAGCCGATCGCGCGGCGGACCGTGACCAGCGCATCTACTTCATCGATCACCGCGTCGAGCAATCCGCCCGATTCTCCTCGACTATCAGGCTGGTCAAGGATGAGCGCGGCACCTACATCGAGTAATCTGGTACGGAAAGTCGCCATGCGCTGCTGGCGCTGCGCGCGGCCGTGGTCGATTATTCTAAGCTTTGATTTCCGTGGTCGATATGATACCAGGTGTCCGGCATGCTCCGGGATTTCCGGAGCGGTCGGCGTCAAGATCGTTCCAAAATTCGAGATCATCCATGAGCGAACGTCAGAAGCTGACAAATCGCGGAGCGAGGATCCGTATATGGACGATTGACGAGATGGACTGGGTCATAGCTTTGAAGTCGACCGCCGTAGGAGACGAGATCCAATGGGCGGGGAAGCTATATGTACTGGTCAGGCATCGAGGCGAGCTGCGCGTTCGCCTGAAACGGGGAGAGGGGCAGAAATGACGCAGACCAAGGCACGTATTATCCGTCTGGCGGTCGTCGCCTTCATCTTCGTGCCGCTGACAGCTGTGGTCACGATGCCGGTGTGGTATTCGCAGCATGTCGCCCCGGCACGGCTCTGCAATGTCCGCGCCGGACACAGCTTCGACGAAGTGCGCGAGCGCTGCGGCGAGCCCACACAGCAGCAGACACTCAAAGTCGGCGAGCAGGACCGCATCGTGTGGTCGTACTGGTCGGCTGCGGGACGTGGTTCTCCCGCGCGAGGCACGAAAATCATTGCATTCCACGACGGCCGCGTCGTGGATATCTTTGGAAGCTATTCCAGCAGCGGAGGAAGCAGATGAAGTTCGCAGAAGTGCTCGAAAAGCTCCGGGACGGGAAGCGCTACAAGTTCTCGCATCCCGCCCTATGCGGCTTTTTCCACAAGGCGCCGTACCCATCGCAGGACATCGATGTTGCGATTGACGGCTCGTATAGCGCCATCACGTACTGGAGCCTTAGTGGAGAGACACCGTACACACCGGTTATGTTGCTCGACGACTTCGAGCGTGACGACTGGTGGCTCCAGGTGTGTCCATCGCGTCCGACGAGCACGAGGCCCTTGGAGGCACATCCATGAAGATCGAGTGGGAAACGGGAGACATTCGTGGCGGCCGGATCGTCGGCAAGTCGGGCCGCGAGGAGCGCTGGCTGATTATGTATATGGGTGGCGGCCTCTACGGACTCGCCAGCCTTGTGGATGGATCGGCGGCCTACCAGAACTCCGCGCCTGATCAGATCGCGGAAGTCCTCAACAAGAACGGCGACATCCCAGTGGAGTGGATCACGTGACCAGGGCGCATAGGCCGCGACCTCAGACCCGGTGCGTAGGCGCGACCGACGCTTGCGGCCAGATCTCTGGTGCGTGTGACTACTGCGAGCTTGTCAGCGCGCGTCCACCAAAGCGCTGGCGATCGTGGCGAGTGTGTCCTCGCTGCGGAGATCGCTGCACCAAGATCTTCCATCTGAACACCGGCAAGTACGAGTGCCAGATCTGCGACCACAAATACGACCCACCGGAGAGACGTCCATGATCCCGCCCGCTCTGATCGCTCTGCAGGTCGGATGGTCGACAATACTGCTGACCGGGGGCGCCGTCATCCCGCAAAACAGCACGATGACACCAGAGCAAATCGTCAAAATAGCGGCGCTGGCTGCCGTCGTCACCGGAATAGCATCGCTGATGCACAGAAGGTCTTGAGACAATGAAGCTGATCGACAAGGTGATAAGTGGGGGCCAGACTGGTGTCGATCAAGCGGCGCTGGTCGCTGCGAAACGCTGCGGCATTCCCACCGGCGGCACCGCGCCGCTCGGATTCATGACCGAGGAAGGTCCGCGCCGTTCAGTACTTCTCGGTTTTGGGCTAGTCGAGTGCGGCAGTTCTGGTTATCCGGCGCGCACGCTATGCAATATCAAGGATGCCGACGCTACACTGCTCATCACGCCGATGATGATGGGGCGCGGCAGCCGGCTCACGTACAGTCTCTGCATCCAAGAGCGAAAGCCCGTGCGCGTCTTCTACTGCGAGAACCTGTTCATGCGCGTGACCAGCATGCAGCCCGACGTGCGCGATCTGATCGATTGGCTCATACTTCGCCAGAACAAGCTATTCCATCCTTTGATCCTGAACGTCGCCGGCACGCGCGAGAGCACGCGCATCGGCGTGACCGACGAGTGCGAGGCGTTCCTACGCGATCTGTTCCGCCACATCAGGAGGACATGGGGATGATGGACTTCTACACCGTGGCGGTCTGCGTCGACCACGAATGGCGGATGCACGACGGACTGAGCACGGATGCTCGTTGGTATCCGAAGTTTTTCCCGCTGTTCCTTCGGCGCTGGGGCGCGCGCGAGCTTAAGTTCATAGCACAGGTAGCGACGCTCACGTCGGCAATAGGGAAGATGCAGACCGGCCAGTCGATGCCGGTCAAGATCGTCCCGATCCCGTGGGCGGGACCGGTGGATGGCATGCTCGACCCAGAATCGGCTGACCGGGCCTGAGCGGTCCGGCTGGTTCCAAAGCGCCAGTTCCAAAGATCGCAGTATTCAGGTACTACGGAAATCAACGTATTCAGAGGCGGCCCGCTAGGGTCGTATAGGGACCACCCCAAAAACGCACCGGTGACGTCCGCAACGCGTTCTCGGGGCATCCAGGAGGGCAAGGACATGGCGCGGATCATCCCATTCCCAGTACCCGGACACCGATGGTACGTTTGTGACGGGAAGCACGAGGACGGAGGGTCGGCGTGCTGGTCATGCAACGGCCTCTCCATGTGCGTCCTGTGTGGGGGAGCAGAGGGGGCGATCCCCACCGACTGCCCGGGCGAATGGATGCACGATATCGTCGAGCAGGAGGTCTTCGACGGCGAGCTGGACTTTCGGCGCGTGCTTGGCGGCTGGGTCCGCATGTCGAATCGCGGGACTCCGCCAAAGCGCGAGCGTCCGCAGCAATCCGGATGGTACGAAGACTGGCCACCTGATTTTGCAGGTTAGCTCTTGCAACGCCCCGGAAGCTCTGCTATACGTTGACCATGAGTTCAGTCGTTGGTCACCCAAGGCGGGTTGACATGGTGACATCTGGCCCGGCACTCGTGGAGTCCTCCCAGCCGGGGAATAAATGAGGACCTAGACCCGCCACGTTAACGCTAAAGAAGGGGCAAGTCATGTACACCAGCACCTTGAACGATCCCGCGGTCCGCAAATTTGCGGAACTCCTGGAACAGGAGCGCGTGAAGGAGCGTGGGCCGATGGATCCGTCACCCGCCTTTGCCGCCGCGATCGCGCTGATGCGCGAGGAGTGCATGCTGCCTCCCGCAAGGGCCCGCGCGCAGCGGTCGCTCGTGCTGGCACTGGAGGCCGTCACCCTATCGGAGGACAAGTCATGACGCTCCAAGATCGATTTGTCGCCGCTCTGCTGAAGCGCGGCGCCACCGAAGTGCTTCCGTCTCCGACGAAGAAGGCACGCACATTCGTGATCACACATCCGCTTGACCGTCCTGGGCAAAGGCATTTCCGATACTATATCGGACGCAGCGGCGCGGTGCGGCGCGGAGAAACATACAGCAAGTCATTCGCAGTCAGCGACGGCCTCAAGGCCGCCCTGCTGAAAACGCTGGAGGATGCGCAGCCGTGACCGACAAGGATTTGGATGTGTTGGTCTACGTGTCGCGCATGCTGCGCGAGATCGACAACCGCGTTCGTTCCGGCTATGCCGGGGACCAGGATCCGGAGATCACTGCAATCTTCATGGCGGCGCGAAGTCCACGAGAGGCATCGCAGGAGCGGCGGACATGACGCAGGTAACAAGCGAATACAGGCGGATCCTCGACACATTCGAGCAGTTGCTGGCAACTGAAATGAGGCTCAACCGTTCCGACGCGCTGCCAAGTCCGGCCATCGCGGCTGCGCTGGCATTGATCGTCAGCGAGACGGGCCATCAGATCAGCGAAAAGCTGCTGACAATGCGGGACGCGGTCCCAAGCTCGCACCATCATGCCGCCCCGAGGCGGCTTGGGTTGGAGCAGGCCGCCCACGTCGCCCGCTCCATGACGGGAGCACCGTGATGACCGGTGTCGACCTTGAGGCTATCCGCACCACGATCCACGAGCTTAGCTGGATGGAGCAGATAGTAGTTTCCGTCATCATCCTGATTTGCGCATACGCTCTGTGGAGCATTCTGGCGGCTACATGGCGTCTGTCGGAAATGGCGCTCGCCAAAAAGGATTTGCTAGAAGCGCAGGCGGATCTGGTCCGCGCCCAAATCGAGCTGACCGAGGCGCAGACGCGCCAGCTGGAACCCGACGAGGACGAGTGAAATGAGAAAGCCCAAAAAGTATCGCCTCGTTCGTGACTCCGCGCTTGAGGCCGAATGCAAGGCCGGCTCTGTCGTGTACGAGCTTATTCGTCACGACTATGGCCTCGCCAGCGACGACACTCGCATTCTGGGGGTCGAGCACATCTCTGTCACGACTGATCCTGAGGGACAGGGCTATTCTTTCACCATTCCCCGGGCGGACCTGGAGGAGGTTCCATGACCGAGCACCCGTTCAAGCCGGGAGTCGCCGTGCTCATTGAGCAATCCAACCACGGGACGTCGACCTGGACGAAAGGGACAGTTGCGAAGGTTCACAAGAACGGGAACTTCACGCTGGTTGGCAGTAGCTTGCAATGGCGATCAACCGGAACAAGCAACGGTGCATATACCGCGCGAAGGTGCAATCGCGAGCCTTTTGATCGCGTCACGCTGCACGAGGATCACCCGTCGGTGCGCGACAGAGCAAAGCGCGATGTCGCACTGGTCCGTCGTGAGCGGCGGATCCGCAAAGCGGCGGAAGCGATCGATGTGCTGCGCAACGGCGTCGAGCGTGACGCCGAGCAGGTCGACAAGGTTCTGGATGGGATTGAAGCTGCGCTGGCGGGAAGGGCAATTGCGCAGCTGACAGATGATGAAAAGAAAATGGTCGCCAAGTGGCGACCAACCAAGGAAAATACGATCTGTATGTGCGCGGGCGACTACGTATGCATCGCGCACGCTTATCGCGATCATCGACCGCCTGACTTGCAGCATGTCATCGGTCGCCGATCCGGCGGATGTGGGTCGGCAAGAAGTAGCAGATCGCGTCGGTGAGCAGAGCACCCGGGCTAGTCGGGGAAGCTGAGGCCGGGCGACGGTCGGCGGGGGGGGAGGTGGCTCTGTTCCCCCGCCGATCTTTTCTTGTTGTCATCCGATTGTCTTGCCTGCGGAGGGGAGTGATGGCGTATCGTGATCGCCCGCACCTGCGCGTGCCGCCCGATGGCGAGCGTTGTGAAGCGTGGTGTCCGCCGCAGCCAAACAGCTCGTATCAGACTTGGCAGAAGCAGTGGCGGCGCTGCTGCCGGCCGGCGAACCAAGGGCGCGAGTCGCGTCTCGTCTGTCATATTCACGCCGCTGTGAAAGACTGCAGGTGGGGACCGCCTTTGAGCAGCCTCACGGAGTAGGGCGTTTCCAGCGCGAGAACCAGAACACGATCCCCAGGAATAGCCACACGACCAGCGCCGGGATGAGGCCCATCAGGGCGAATGTTCCGGATACGACCGCTGTTCCAAGCCACGGCCACTCGCCCCATTTCCGCGGCGCCCAGATCCGGATATAGCACAGCACGCCAACCGCCAGAATCACGGCTCCGACGAAAATGATCTGATCCTGGTGGAGCACAATGAAATCCGGAGGCAGACCGTCATTGGTGGACGAGCGGACCCACCAGATAACCGCAGCCTTCACCGCCTCTCCGCAAAAGATCGCTCCCAGCGACACGGCAGCCTGCACGCGCAGGCGCTTGTATCCATTCGCACGGATCTCCCCGTAGACATAGCGCAGCACGATGAAGCCGGCTGCAATGAAGGACGCCGCGACCAACGCATTGATTGCCTCAAGAAGCTCCGCATTCATTCGCCACGCTCCACCATTCTCCGCTGCTCCTCATTGCGCATGTCGTGCGGCAGCACCGCAAACATGTCCACCTCGTCCGAAGAAGAATCGGGGTTGGCCTTGTCCGGAATCTGGCTAGCGGTTTCATGCATGCGTTGGACCTCGTCGCGCATTGCGGACGACGTCCGGTCAGCGGCTCGCTTAGCATCATGATCTTCGATGCCAAGCAGCAGATTGAAAAACTGCAGGACCCTTCTCAGCTTACCCACCAGCTGTGTCCCTGTTGCGGCGATTGCGCGACATCTCCATGACGAGCAGCTCCCTCTGACGGATATCGTTCTCGCGCTGCCGGAGTTCGTTGGACACCCGCTGCGCTTCCGCCATCGCAGCGGTAAGCTGCTCCAGCGTTTGT